GACGGTTAGCCAAGAGGCGACATGCCTCCCGCAACTCATCCTCATCCATCCACAGCAGTTCACTCTCCGCCCTCCCCGATGACAATCTTTCCCCTAGTCTCTCTCAGTCTCTCTTTTAAATTTGGGCATGGGTTAGCCAATGCTTTGCGTGTGCTTGCAACATCTCGCTTGCCCACATGATTGGGTCTGAGGGTCTGAAAAGAGGTGCACCCCACTTCTCGCCCCCCATAAAAAAATTACTGTTTTCTGCTAAAGTGCTTTTGCAGTTGTCCTTAATGGTTAGTCAAGACTCAAGCCCTTGACTAACCTTTTTTTTACCTATACTATGGAGTTATTGGTAGAGAGGTTAATATGATTACAGAGTTAGTGCTTGAGAGTGGTGTGAGTATGCCCAAGGCTAGGGTGGTGTACGCCTACCCTTACGAGGATATGGAGGTAGGGGATAGCTTTTGTGTACCGCTAGAAGCCCGTGCAAAGGTCTTAAACGCCAATTACAGGGCGGGTAAGAGGTTGGGTAGGGTGTTTACTGCGAAGACGGACGGTGACCAGGTAAGGGTATGGAGGACTGCGTGAGTAAGGAATACTGGCTTTGGCAAGCAAAGGCTGCTTACGAGATGATAGAGAAGTATCCTGAAGGAAGATGGGAGAGGCACATGTATTACTACTTGTTTAGATGGGCGGGATACGAAGGATGAGTGAACTGCTGTGGATGGATGAGGATGAGTTGCGGGAGGCATGTCGCCTCTTGGCTAACCGTCTTTATCAGTCAGAGCATAGGATGTTGATGATGGCTATGGGTATACAGGAAGCTGTGGAGTATGGATACAAGGTTGGCTACGAGGATGGCATTACGGGACAGTCGTATTCGGCTACAGCAAGAGATGAGGCGAGCCTTGTCCTGCATTAAGAAGATGGAAAAGATTAAGTTGGCTAGGGAGTGGGAGGATAGGTACAACCCTGTCCACTACCGAGAGTTAATAGCATGTGCCAAGAACAAGGAAGTTGCGGCAGTTATTGCCAACTGGAAAATAGATGAACTTTGATTTAAAGAAGTTTTACAAGTTCTGTTCCGAACTCAAGATTGAGACAAAGGAAGAGGGCTTGAAGAAGATGGGTAACCTTCTGGGGACTCAGACATATGTGATGAGTGAGATACAGAAAGGCTTAGATGAAGACATCCACTTCTTTGTCATCCTCAAAGGTCGGCAGTTGGGTATCACGACTATTTCCTTGGCGCTTGACCTTTATTGGCAGTTCACACACCCTGGATGGCAAGGCACGTTGGTTGCGGATACAGAAGAGAACAGGGACATGTTCAGAAGTACTCTTGCTATGTACATTGAAGGTTTGCCCAAGGAATATAAGATTCCGCTTGTTGCCCACAACAGAAACCAAATGGTTCTTAAAAACAGGTCAAGACTCTTTTATCAGATTGCAGGCAATAAGTCTCGACTGGGGCAAGGAAAGGCGATTACTTACCTTCACGGTACAGAAACTGCCTCATGGGGAAACGAAGAAGGTCTAGCCTCGTTGATAGCTTCTCTTGCTGAGAAGAACCCTGAAAGGCTGTACATGTTTGAGAGTACGGCTCAAGGCTTCAACATGTTCCACGACATGTACAAAACTGCCAAACGAGCTAAGACGCAGAGAGCCATCTTCTGCGGGTGGTGGCGTAATGAGTATTACCAAGTCCCTGCTGACTCCAACATCTATAAGGTCTACTGGGATGGCAAGCTAACAGGGGAAGAGAAAGAGTGGCACAAAGATATTAAGAAGCTCTATGGCTTTGAGATTAACTCTCGTCAGATGGCTTGGTGGAGATGGAAGATGTACGAAGGCATCAAAGACGATGCCCTGATGTACCAAGAGTTTCCACCTACGGAAGACTATGCCTTTGTGATGACAGGAACATCCTTCTTCTCACATACCCGTTGTACAGAAGCAGCAAAGCTCAGTAAGAAGACAGAGTGTGATTACTACAGGTATTCGTTTGGTCAACTGTTCCAAGACACAGAAGTGTTGCGGTCAACAGAAAGACTGGGCTCTCTCAAAGTATGGGAAGAACCTATAGACAGTGCCTACTATGTGATTGGTGCTGACCCTGCCTACGGCAGCAGTGACTGGGCAGACAGATTCTGTATTCAGGTCTACCGCTGTTATGCAGATGGCCTAGACCAAGTGGCAGAGTTTGCAACCTCTGAACTCAATACCTATCAGTTTGCGTGGGTGATAGCTCACTTAGCGGGAGCCTACAAGAACTCTACCCTTAACTTGGAAGTTAATGGCCCTGGTCAAGCAGTTATCAATGAACTCAGGAACTTAAAACGTTTGGCAACCTCTATGGGCGGGGCTACAGGCCGTGACTTGATGGATGTGTTGGGTAGCATGACAAACTACATCTGGAGGCGTAATGACACGCTAGGGGGCTTGTCAAACAGCATAGGCTACCTAACTACAAGCAACAGCAAGGAACGCATGTTGCAGTACATGAAAGACTATTTTGAGCGGGGCATGATGAACATTCTCAGCATGGATACCTTAGAAGAAATGAAAGGTATCGTGCGAGAAGGTGGATTTTTGGGCGCACCTGGTCGTGGTAAAGATGACCGTGTGATTGCTTCTGCCCTCGCTGCCGTTGCCTATGCAGAGCAGATTCAGCCTAGATTGATAGCTCACAAACTCTCACGCAATGTAAGCGCAGCACAAGAGTCTTTCTCTCCTGAACAAATTGCTGTTGGCAGAAACGTAAGTGATTATCTAAAGAGGATTGGAATGTATGGTTCATGACCAATTAACCATCGTGTCTGTGTACGGACACAACAACGGAGCATCTGCCATACCTTCCATAGTGAAGTCTATGCAAGAGTTGCCAGGCTCACAGGGCTTGCTCATCTCTATAGAAGAACCACCCAACTTGCCAAGCAATGTAGTCTGGAAGCGTTGCCACAACATAGACTACCTAGGCTACTCACTCTTCATGATGCACGGCTTGTACGCCTACATAGAGACTGACTACTGCCTTGTTGTACAAGATGATGGTTGGGTTCTTAACGGCAAGAACTTCAAACCTGAATACTATGACTACGATTACATAGGCGCACCCTCACACTGTGCTTTTGGTGACGGTCACCTGTACCTCAAGTTTTCTTGGACTCAGGCTACAGAACCTGTGAAGGTAGTGCAAAACGGTGGATTCTCTTTGCGAAGCAAGAGATTCTTAGAAGCCTGTAACAAGCACGGCATCATGCACCTCAACAGCAATGAGATACACGGTTGGAATGAGGATGCACAACTTTCAGCCATATTAAAACCTGTCTTACAGTCTTATGGTTATAAGTATTGTCCTGACAGCATTGCCAAACACTTCAGTATGGAGTACGTAGGGCTTGGTTTTCACGAGCCAGACTTTGATTTTGGCTCTTTGCTTGGTCACCATGCCCAAACAAGGAAGCTGACAACAGGAAATCACATAGTTGTGCCTAGTGACCCCACCAAATCTTATGGTGAAGTGGCATTTATGTTGTGGTTACAAAAGCAAGGTTACACAGTGGAGTACAGATATGACCCCCTTATCCAAGCGTGAACTGACAAAACACATGCAAAGATTCAATGCCGACAAGGATAGAGGCATCTCTATAGCTTTGTTTGCTGAACTTGCAGGGATAAGTCATGGTCATTTCTATGATGTATTCATCTATAACAAAGAACCACTGACCGAAATGGTGCAGCGTAGGGTCAGTAAAGCCTACCAACAGTGGAAAGCAGGTAACGTAAAGATTATGAAACGCATAGATAACACCCGCTATGTGGACTACAGGAAGGAATCTCAGCCCGTATTTATGCCAAAAATGGGGTTACAAGTAACGTCAGATGGCATAAAAGTGAAGGTTGGGATGGTAAACAGGCACGATTACAGCGAAATTTCACTTGACGAAGCACTAAGGGGGTAACTATGGCAATTCTGAGAGACTATTACTGCACAAACCACGGTATTTTTGAGGCATGGGAGCCAGAATGCCCTATGAAATTGTGTAAAGGCGAAATATCTGTTGTTCACTTGAAACCTGTGGGCACAAGGTCACCAAAAACGTCCGCAACTGACAAAAACTTGAAGCAACTTGCTATTGAGTACGACATGACGGATATCAAGTCCACCAAAGCGGGTGAACACCAGACTGGCTACATGAAACGCAAGAATAAGCTGACAGACAAGCAATTTGCCGAGGCTACAGACGCTATGCAAGCCCAAAACCAGCAACAACAGAAGCAATCTCGCCCTGGCGACTCTGTAATCTGGGGCGGTGGAGGCAACATTAGCATGAAATCTGTGATGGGTGGACAATTTAAGTCTGTTAACGGAGAATCTGTAGGCATCAATCCCAAAGCAGCGGGTGACCTGCAAGGGCCGAGAACCGCCAGCTATATGGCAGACCCAGATAACTTACAGGTGAAGCGATGAGAATTCCAAAAGAACCAGTAGCTAGAGAAAACTTCTATCTTGAGCTGATAGAAAAATGTCTCGTCAGTCGTGAGCAACGCAAAGTTGATTACTCATCCCTGCGAAGTTACTACCTGTTCGGTAACGCACCTGATGACGTACCCGCCATCTACAACAAGATTTACCCACACATAGACCAACTTACCTCGTTCCTGTATTCAGCAGAAACCACCAAGTTCTCTATCCACACGGGTGCGGCTGTATCTCCAGAAGAACAGATTAAAGTCCCAACTCTCAGCAAAGCTCTCAATGACGAGTGGCTCAATAGCAACGCTGACCAAGTTTTCTCAACAGCAGTTACATGGTCACTTTGCTATAACTCCACTTTTGTCAAACTCGTTATCAATAACGGTATTCACCCCTACATGGTAGAACCCGCTTGTATTGGCGTACTACGTGAAGACAGTGCATACACAGACAGGCAAGAAGCTCTAGTCCACTCCTACTACATCACCAAGTCTGAGTTGTTTGACAGACTCTACTCTCACCCACAAAGAGACAGCATTGTGAAGAGAGTCATGTCTACACAGCATGAGCGCACAGAGATTGCAAGCGGTATCCAGCGCATCATCCTCTCTCAAACAAACCCAACCATGTACGGTAACGTCAACTTAGACTTGTCTGGTAACCCTACCTACAAAGCTCAAGTGTCTGAAGATACCATTGAGATGATTGAACTCTGGGTATGGAATGACGAAACCAAAGATTACCAAGTCGTAACCAAAGCAGACCCGAACGTCATTATTTATGACCGCTCTGGCGAAAGCATGTTCCTCAAAGGTGAACTGCCTTTCATCCAAATATGCCCCAACCCACTGTACGACTACTACTGGGGTGCGTCCGAAGTCCAGCGTTTGATATATCTCCAGCAATTACGCAACAAGCGTATGACGGAAATCTTAGACTTGCTCTCTAAACAAGTCAGCCCACCTACCGCCCTGATTGGCTTTACAGGCATCTTGGACGAGAAGAACTTTGCACTTAATCGTGCTGGTGGCTTGCTTGCAACCGATATGCCGAATGCGAAAGTAGAGAAGTTAGCACCTACTATCCCACCTGATTTATTCCGTGAGATTGGAGAAGTTGACCTGATGTTTGAAGAAGCA